CGCGACCGGAGTCGTCAACCTATGGGACGGCGCGATCCGATCAGGGAAAACCACGGCCGCCAACCTGGCGTGGCTGAACTACGTACGGACCGCGCCACCCGGGCACCTGGCCATCATCGGCAAAACCCTCGACACCATCGGTCGTAACGTCCTATCCGGGCTCAAACAACTACACCCGGACGCCGTGAAATTCCGAAGGCACTCAACCAGCTGTCACATCCTCGGTCGTGAGATCGAGCTGATCGGCGCCGGCGACCGCACCGCGGAAGAGCGGATCCGCGGGCTCACGTTGGCCGGGGCGTATGTGGATGAGCTGACCCTGATGGATGAGCTGATGTTCCAAACCCTGCTCGGCCGGCTCAGTGGTGATGACTCGAGGATGTTCGCGACGACCAACCCCGACACACCAGGGCACTGGTTGAAACGCCTCTACATCGACAGGGTGATGCGCGGGGAGTTGCCGGGTTGGAATATCTGGCGTTTCACGATGGACGACAACCCCGGGCTCAGCGCGGCCCGTAAAGCGAGGTACGCGCGGGAACTCACCGGGCTTTGGTACCGGCGGATGTACCTCGGGGAATGGGTCGCAGCGGAGGGCGCTGTCTTCGCGGATTGGGACCCGTCGTCGATGGTTGTGCAGTGGGCACGGTTGCCGGTGATGACCCGGTTGTTGGCGGCCGGCGTCGACTACGGCACGAACAACCCGACAGCTGTCGAGCTCCTCGGGCTAGGGATGGACGGGCGGCTGTACCTCGTGGATGAGTGGCGCCACGACGGCCGGATCTCCGGCAGGTGGACGGACCAACGACTGGTCAAAGGGATGCGGGAATGGCTCGAAGCCGACCACCTACCCGCCAACGACGGGCGGGCGGAACCCACGATCGAATGGGTCGTTGTCGACCCATCAGCGGCCAGCTTCCAGCAGGAATGCTTGGAGCAGCGGATCACGCGGATCACGAACGCTGACAACCGGGTGTTGCCCGGGGTTCAGCTGATGTCGTCGATGCTGTCGACGGACCGGTTGCGGATCTCCTCCCGGTGCCGGGGGTTGATCGAAGAAGCGCCGGGGTATTCGTGGGACCCGGACCAGGCAGCGAAAGGGAAGGACGCGGTGATCAAGTCAGCGGATCACTCACTGGACGCTGCCCGGTATAGCTTGCTCACGACTCAGCATTCTTGGCGTTCGTCGGTCCGTTCCGCTTGACTAACTACGATACGGCGCGTAACATAGTTCTTATGACCAACACAGCAGCAAAGATCCCCGCCACCTTCGCAGCCCTCTTCACTCGGGTAGAGATCGCGGGCGGTGAGGTCGTTGCACTCAAGCCCCGTATGTGGCAGATCCGTTTGCCCCGGCGTTACACCGATGGCGTTCACCAAATCAACGTCGGAACGGTCGGTTACTACGTCCGCGACGGAAAGAACCAGGTGTCCGGTCACCGCGCTATCCACACGGAAATGAACCGTCGCGGGATGTGACGCAGACACTCACCGGCCCCGCTCAGCACGTTTGAGCGGGGCCTTAGCTTTACCCTGACCTGTATGCCGATCCCTGCCCCGGAAACCGAATGGCCGCCACCGCAACTGGCGCCGCTCATACCGCACTACCGCAGGTGGTCAGCGTGGTATTCCGGGGACATCCCCCAACTGATCGACGCCTACGGTGGCTCACCGATCCGGCAACACCAGGAGAACCTGACCCTTCCACCGGTCAGCGCGTCGTCGCAGTCACGGATCATGTGGGGCGACGCTCTCCCCGAAGGGCAGTCGGACGACCGTTGGCATGTGCCGATCGCGTCCGACCTCTGCTCAGCGGTCAGCGAGCTGGCGTTTTCGGATCCGCCGCAGATCAAGGCGACGGACCCCGCGGCGCAGGACCGCATCGCGGAGTACGTCGACGACGGACTGTTCGACGTCGCAGCCGGCGGCACCGAGGTCGGGGCGGCGCTCGGCGGGCACTACCTGCAAGCTGTGATGCCCGACGACGCGGATCATGCTCAGCTTGAGTGCATCGCGTACGACGGGGCGTGGCCGGTGTTCAGTCGCGGCCGGCTCGTCAGCGTCGCGTTCTGGTGGGTGCTGGACGCCAGCAACAACACCGTGTGGCGGCACTTCGAGCAACACGAACTGGCCGGCGGGGATGGGGTGATCCGGCATGCTCTGTTCGAGGGCACCCCGTCGAACGTCGGCACCCGGATGCCGCTGACCGCCCGCCCGGAGACAGCGGTACTCGGCGCTCAAACGGAGGTCGTGATCTCCACGGGCCCGGGGTTGGACGTCGTTCACATCCCGGCCAGGTCCCCGCAGCGGTTGTGGCGGACGCATTCCCTCGGGCGGCACCTTGGCCGGTCAATTTTCCAAGGGCTTGAGCCGTCATTCTCGAATCTGGACAAGGCGTACACGTCGTGGATGCGTGACCTCGAACTCGGGCGGTCACGGCTGCTGATCGCCCAATACCTGCTCGAGCAGAACGGGCCGGGTGGGGGCGGCCGGTTCGACGCTGAACAGAAACTATTCGTGCCATTGGAGATGCAACCGAACATCGGCGCCGGCGGTGGGACGGACCCGATCCGGATGGTGCAGTTCGCTATCCGGGTGGATGAGCACCAGAAAACCACGCAGGAGATCGTGGAAACAATCCTGCGGGGGGCGTCATTCTCGGCTCAGACGTTCGGTGAGGATGAGAACGGTAACGCGATGACCGCGACAGGTGTTGTCTCGAAGGACAGCAGGACGATGCGCACAAGGCGCAGGATGCTGGCACCGGAATCGACAGGGTTGCAGATCATCGTCCGGAAGATGCTGGCAATGGACGGCGTACCTGATGACACCGTCGATGTGTCGTTCCCTGACGGCGCGGAAGAGCAACCCTTGGTGATAGCGCAGACCGTGCAAGCGTTGCGGACAGCGCAGGCGATAAGCCTTGAGATGGCGGTTCGTATGCAGCACGAGGATTGGGACGACGACAGGGTACAGCTCGAGGTCGACGCCATCCAAGCTGAGACGGCGGCCACGGCGTTGGCTGACCCATTCGCCAGACCAACAGTCACGGCCGGCGGGCAGCAGCCGGCCAACCAGCAACCAGCGGACACCGGCCCGCCGATCACCCCCTTTCCCGGCACTAACTGATGTCCGCGGACCCGGCGGACGCTGACCCGCTGATCAACCCACTCACCGCGTTGTTCGCGGAGATCGAAGCGGTTGTGCTCGGCATCATCGCCCGTGGTGTCGTGGAGGGTTGGGCCGGGATCCGGGTCCGGCAACAGGTCGCGATCGCGCTCGCCGGCTACCCGCAGAGCATCGCGGATCTCATGCTGGAGGCGCTCACCGCGGCACAGGCGGCGGGTAGTGCTGCAGCGTTGCGGGACGTGTCCGGCAGTGAGCATCACCGGATACCGACCCCGGACCCGCGGCGCCCGACCAGCCTGCTAATGCAGATCGTGCGGCAGGCACCATCGTCGGCGGCGCGGATGCACCAGTCGGTCAACGACAAGGTCACTCAGGCGTTGATCGACAACCAGTTCGGCACCCGGAAAGACGCCGCAGCGGAGTTGCTGCAGGGCTACGCACGGAAGGGCATCACTGGTTTCACTGACGTAGCCGGTCGGAACTGGGACCTCGTCAGTTACGCAGAGATGGTCAGCAGGACCACGGTCGGTCAGACCGTCGTCGATTCGTACCTCGAACAGCTCGACGCGAACGGTCAGGACCTCGTGATCGTGTCCGACGCACCGGAGGAATGCCCGCTATGCCGCCCATTCGAGGGTCGGATACTCAGCATCGGCGGGCCGGCTGGTCAGCGGGTCGTCGACGGCGTGAGGGTCGCTGTCCTAACCACGGTGGCGGCCGCGGTCGCTGCAGGGTTGCATCACCCCAACTGCCGGCACCGGTTGAACAGGTACCAACCCGGGGTCACGAAACCGATCAAGGTGACCCGGGACCTCGAGGCGTCGAAACTCAGGGAGCAACAGAGGTACCGGGAGCGGCAGATCCGGGCGGATAAGCGGTCGGTGTTGGTGGCGGAGGCGGCCGGCGGGAAGGGCTCGGCGGCGGCGGTGGCGGCTCGGGCGAAGTTGCGGCGTCGTCAGGCTGAGTTCAAGTTGTGGCGGGAGCAACACGACCGGAAAAACCTCACGGGTAGGACGTCGCTCAAGCTGCGGTGATTACGCTGAGTGTCACCTACTAGCAGGAGGCATCGAATGCTCGACACACGCGCGCTCAAGTCCATCATCGGGACCCGGAAGGATGGGCGCCCGATCTACCTGATTCAAGGCGCGGAGGACGACCCGGGCAAAGGGGCCGGCGGCGATGGCAGCGGCGCGGCAGGCGATGGGCAGGGAAGCGGAAGCGGTGATAGCGGAAAGCCTGCTGACGCTGACAAGGGCGGCGACGGAAGCAAGGACAAACCGTCCGGGAAATACGCGCACCTGACCGACATCGCAGCGCTGCAGGCCCTAGCGGAACGGCTCGATAACGAGGCAGCGACGGCCGGTCACCGCGCCCGGGAAACAGCGCGCAGCAAGGCAGCGGCCGACGCCAAGAAAGAAGCTCAGGCCGAGATCGCGAAACTGCTCGGGCTCACCACGGACGACCAGGATCCCGCCAAGCTGCAGTCAGAGGTTCAGCAACTCAGGGCGCAGAACATCGCCCGTGACCGTGAGTTGCTCGTGATCCGGGCGGCGCTCGCCCCGGGTATGGGTGTCGACGTCGCGCGGCTCACGGACTCCCGGTCCTTCATGTCGAAGATCGAGCAGGTTGACCCCAACGCTGACGACGCGACCGGAGAGATCACGGCGCTGATCAAGGCTGCGGTAGCCTCTGATCAATCGCTCAAGTCAGCGCAGGTGCGCGGCTCAAGCATTGATCACGGGCAGGGTCCTGGTGACCAACACAATCCCGACCTGTCGAAATTCCACGGCGCGGACGCGCTCGAAGGCGCATATGCCGCTAAGGCAAGCACATCCAACTAGTAGGGAGATGGACCGATGGCCGTAACACTCGCTCAGGCCGCAACGCTGAGCACCAACGATCTGCAGCGCGGCGTGCTCGAAGTGTTCGTGCAGGAGTCCCCGGTGCTCGACCGGTTGCCTTTGCTGTCGATTCAGGGCAACGCCTACGCCTATAACCAGGAGGCGACGCTGCCTGGTGTCGCGTTCCGGTCCGTCAACGAGGCATACACGGAAAGCACGGGTGCGTTCAGTCAGGCGACGGAGTCCCTCGTCATCCTCGGTGGCGACGCGGACGTGGACCGGTTCATCGTGCAGACCCGCGGGAACCTGAACAACCAGCGGGCAGCGCAGACCGCGCTGAAGGTCAAGGCAGCGTCGTACAAGTTTCAAGATCATTTCTTTAACGGTGACGTCACAGTGGACACCAAGGGCTTCGACGGTTTGAAAAAGCGGCTCACCGGTGGGCAGGTCATCGCGGCGGCGACGAACGGGCTCGCAGTGTCCGGGTCGCAGGCCATCGCGATGGCGTTCCTCGACCAGTTCGATCAACTGTTGGCGGCTGTCCCCGGGATCAACTCGACCAATGGCGCGATCTACGCGAACAGCGCGATCCTGCCGCGGCTGCGGTCGGCGCAGCGGTGGGCCGGCGGGTTCGACAGTGTCCGGGAGGACATCACCGGTAAGCGGGTCCTGACGTACAACGGGATTCCGATCCTCGACCCGGGCGATAACCTGGCCGGTGCCCGGATTCTGCCGCAGACGGAAACGCAGGGCACCGCGGTCGGCACGGTCAGCTCGGTTTACGCGGTGCGGTTCGGTTCGAGCGAGGCTGACCGGGCGGTGACCGGGTTGACGAACGGCGGGGTGATGGTCGACGACCTCGGCTTGCTGCAGTCGCAGCCTGTGTACCGGACCAGGATCGAGTTCTATTGCGGGCTCGCGGTGTTCGGCGGTAAGGCCGCCGCTCGTTTGACGGGTGTCCTCGCGACCTGAGTTGGCCAGTACTTATATCCGTTGCACGGCAACAACTCTCGAAGGGCAAAGGATCATGGCAGTCCGCAAGGAACAGGGATCTGTAGGGGCGAAGCAAGGCGACGCACCGAAGGAAACCCGGCTCGACACCGACGTGAACGCACCGGCGACCACGGCGCCGGGTGACGCACCGTTCGACACCACGGACCCCACGGAGAACGCGAGCACGATCACCCCGCAAGTCCCATCGGACGAGGCGATCAAGGCCGGCACGATCCTTGGGGCGATCCCAGTCGCAGCGCCGGCGGGTGTCCCGGACGTCGACCCGAAGGATGTTCGGACGGAGGAGTACGACGCGATCAAACCGGACGGTACGAAAGTCCGGGTGCGCCTGTACTTGGACGGTCCGAACAAGGGTCGAAGCGAGATCGTCTGATGACCGACGCTAATGAAGTTGAGGAGTTCGACGAGGACCCGGTTCCGGGTGATGCCGCGCCGCACGTCAGCTTGGGTTACCCGACACCGACCGGTTGGGCGTATGGCCCGTATGACCCTCACGGCGCGACGGTTGGTCACGCCGCGGTGGGTGAACCATCGGACATGCGGAAGGTCAAAGCCCCCGTCGACCCTGACCCTATTGATCTGGCCGGCCCGGATGTTCCGGTGGTCACAGAGGTATCGGTAATCACCGGCACCTCTTAGCTGTCGGTTGTGCTCGTTCTTGGGCCGTCCCGCAAGCATTCACTAGAGGCACCTATGGTCGGCTCGGGAATCTCACACTGGCGGGGCACTCCGGATTCCTGTTATGAGCCGACCAGCGACGCGCAACTGATCAGACGGGAGGGTTAGGGAATGGCAATCGCAACGTCAAGCGATGTGAGCGACTTCGACGGTTCCCTAACCCTGCCCGCGAACGTTGACCGGTGGCTGACCATCGCGGCAGGCCTGGTCGCTGACGCGGTCGCGTTGTCGGTGTATGTCCCGGACGTGGATGGGTTGCCGTCGTCGGTGCCGCACCGGGCGGCGATGCGTGACGCTGTGTCCGCTCAGGTCGCATGGTGGATCACGACAGGCGCGGATCCTACCGGGGCGGGTGATTCGGCAGGCAGTGTCGTTGTGACAGCGAAGTCGTTGACCCCGGTTGGGTCCGTCAGTTACGACCCGCAAGCGCAGCGGGAAGCATCCGCGGCGAGGGCGGCCAGCACCCGGTACCTCTGCGCGGAGGCGTGGGGCATCCTGCGGCGCGCAGGGCTGGCACGGGCGGTCGTGGTCGGATGACAACCGTATTCGCTGACCTCCTGACTGCTCACACCGTGTTGGTCCGGAAGTTCGTCGGGCAAGGCTCGTCAGGACCCCGGTACGCCGCCGGTGTGACCATGCAATGCACCGTGAACGAGCAAACCACGATCACAGTCAGCGCGGCGGGGAACGTCACCGGCACGGTCACCACGATCGCGTACCTACCCGAGCTGGCCGGGATCATCAACCAAGGGTCGCTCGTCACGCTGCCGTCAGGGCGGGAAGCGGAAGTGATCTCCAATCAGGTCGCGACTGATGTCGGCCCGATCACCGGCATGAATGCTGGGATCGCGGTGCTGTCCTGATGGCCAGCCGGTGGGATACGTCAGCGGTTGAGGCCCGGCTACGGGCGTTCGAGGCGGAGTGCAGGAAAGCTGCGCTCAAGGGTTGCGAGGACGCGGCCGACGAGCTGCTCACCAGGGCCAGCGAGCTATGTCCGATCGAAGAGGGCACCTTGGTCCGGTCTGGGCGGGTCGTCACAGGCGAGACCGGGGCGGCGGTTGGGTTCGGCACCGGCGGCTCATCCGATTACGCCATCCCGCAGCACGAGCGGCTCGACTACCGGCACGACAACGGCCGGCAGGCGAAGTACCTCGAGCAACCTCACCGGGCGATGGCACCGGAGATCCTGCAGATCATTGGGCGCGCTGTGTCGCGGGTCGTCCGGTGACTGCGCCGACCGGGCTCGAAACGTTGGCGTCGTCCGGGTGGGAAGCTGCGCTGATCATCGGGATGTGTGAGCACCTAGCGGACGTCACTGGTTGGGTCTACTCGGACAGCGTCGCCGGCACCGTCCAGTTGGCGCCGGTGAGCGTCCCTGACCAACCGGACCGGGTGTGCGTGGTCAACACCTACGGCGACGCCTGGCAGGACGCCACGTCCGCGATCGGCGGGGTGATGATGCAACTTCGGTTCAGGTCCCGCCGCGATATGCCGTTGGACGTGAAGGCCCTCGCTGCGATGGCGTTCGACCAGCTCCACGGGGCGACGGAACTCACCCTAGGCGGGGTCCGCGTCCTCGGCGCCTACCGCGACTCGTTCGCGGAGCTCGGCCGGGACTCGACGCGCCGGTGGGAACGCACCGACAACTACCAATTGACCGTGGCACTGCCCGCCACTAGCAACCGACAGTGAGAGGATCAATGCCATGACAGCACGTAACGCGCGGATGCGGAGTCAGGTTTACATCGCGAGCGTCCCGACCACCATCCGGGGTGTGAACTCGCTGGACTTCCCTCCGGTGACCGCGGAGATGGCCGACTCGTCATCGTTCGAGAACAACGGTTATGCGTCGAATGAGACGGTCGCCGGTTCTTGGACTGCGACGCTCGGGATCTGGCGCCGCACTACCGCAGTCGGTGTGTACTACACAGAGCACGAGTACCTCCGGTTGCAGGCGTACGCCTTGTTCAACAACGCGAACCGGTTGGAATACCGGTTCTACGACATCGACGGCGGTCCGGAGGCTTTCCACGGGTTCGCGTACACGACGTGGAAAAACGAACCGGGCGACTGGAAAGCGCTGCAGAAGGTGACCATCACGTTGTCCGGTGATGGCCCGTTGGATCTGATCACTAACCCGGCGATCGGTTCGCAGATCCCCATCGTGATCAGCGCACTACCGTCTGCGCAGACCGCGGGGAATCAGGTCACGGTCCTTGGGAACAACTTCACCGGCACAACCGGTTTGACCGTGAACGCGGTTGCGGTCGGTGCGGGGAAGTTCACCGTACTTAACGACAACACCCTCGTTTTTGTCATGCCCGCCGGTTCAGCCGGGGCGGGGAACATCATCATCACGAACGCCGCCGGCCCGTCCGCTGCGTACACCTATACGAGAGGGGCCTGACCTACAGGCCAGCAGTAACCGGCGCCCGTAGGAATCGCGAGACGGGGTCGGGGCGATCGCCGGAAGTCGCTCCGGTTCCTTACAAGACGACCTGTCCCCTATGCCGGGGGGCAGGTCGTTTGCTATTCACAGGAGGTCAAGGATGCCCACGTTTGAGGCTGCGGAGCAGGCGAAGGACGACCCTTTGCGGTTGCCAATCCCCGGTGCTGACGGGTTGGTCCGGACGTATGAGATCCCGGTCCTCGACGCTGCCGGGCTGATCGAACTCAGCCAGCTCGAGCGCAGCGTCAGGATGATCACGGTCGGGTTAGGTGACCGTGTCCCTGACGCGGAGGTAGCGAAGCTCGACGCGATGACCCAACGCCAACACGTCGAACTCGTCCTGTCCGCCGGGACGGTGGACCTCATGCTCAAAGACCGGATCGATCAGCGGATGTTCACGGCGGCGGCGATCACCGCACAGACGTGGCACACGAGGGGCACGAAAGCTGCCTACGACGCTTGGGAACGGCTCGCTGTGCATCCGGGGGTGGATGACCCTTTAGCGTTCCCCCCGGTGAATCGGGGGGCGAAGAATGGTGGCGGAAATACGAATCCGACGATGGCGAGTTCCTCGTCATCCCGGAGTCGGAAGTCGCGGCGGAAGGGGAAAACGCGGGTTGGTCGCTGATCGACGTGGCGGAGTTGTTCGACCTGATCGAATGCGACTTCCAATCGATCTACGGGATCGACCTGAACGGGCACGTGAGGACACAGGAAGGGTGGGTTGGTGTGATGCATGCCAGGTCGGCCCGTTGGTTCTTGTGGCGCGTTCACGGCATGGTCACTGACCGGTCGTCCCGGTTCCACGCGGTGATCGACAAGCGCCGGCAAGACAACCCCGTCGTGCCTGCACCCGGTGAGGACGATTTCTGATGGCGACGTTCAACGCGGGCACCGTCCAAGCGTCAATCGAGATTGATCAGTCCGCGCTGTCCGGGTCGGTCGCTCAGGCGGTCGGGCAGGTCCGGCAGATGGGCGCGCAGGGCGAGGCCGCGGGGAAGGAAGCGGGGAAGGCGACCGGCGCAGGGTTCGGCGGCGCGATGGGCGTCAGCATCGAAGGCGCACTTGACCAGGTCAAGGACAAAGTCAAAGAGAAGCTGTCCAGTGCGTTGGAGGGCGGCGCCGGGGTCGCGAAAGTCGCCGGCGCTGGGGTCGGGTTGGCGCTCGCTGCAGCACTGGTGACCGCGGTGTCGTTCGAGCCGATCAAGGCGAAGCTGACCGCTCAACTGGGGTTGACGGAGGCGGAGTCCGCCCGTATCGGCGGGGTCGCGGGGAAGCTGTACGGCGCCAACTACGGGGAAGGGCTGCAGGACGTTAACGACGCGATCCGGTCCGTAATCCAGAACGTCGACGGGATGCGGAACGCCAGCACATCCGACCTGCAATCCATCACAGGGCAGGTGATGTCGCTGTCGTCGGCGTTCGATCAGGACCTTGGTGCGACGACCAGGGCGGTTGGTCAGCTCATGCGGACCGGGCTCGCCAAGAACGCGCAGGAGGCGCTCGACATCATCGCCCGTGGGTTCCAAACCGGCGCGGATAAGAGCGAGGATTTCCTTGACACCCTGAACGAGTACGGAACGCAATTCCGGAAGCTGGGGATCGACGGGACGGAAGCGACCGGGCTGATCGAACAAGGCTTGAAAGCTGGGGCGCGGGACGCTGACATCGTCGCGGACGCATTCAAGGAATTCGCTATCAGGGCGGTCGACGGGTCGAAACTGACCAGTGATTCTCTCACCGCGCTCGGGTTGAACGCGCAGAAGGTGTCAGAGGATATCGGGGCCGGCGGGATGCGGGCGAAGCAAGCGACGGACCTGGTTCTTGATTCGCTGCGTGGTGTGGCGGACCCGGCGCAGAAGGCTGCGATCGCTGTCGGCCTGTTCGGTACACAGTCGGAGGATCTCGGGTCGGCGCTCGACGCGCTGGACTTGACGACGGCGGCGGCGCAGCTCGGGGAGGTCGCGGGGGCGTCGGAAAAGGTCGACAAGGTGATGGGCGACACCGCGCAGGGCGGGCTGACGTCGATCTTCCGCGGGTTCCAACTGCTCGGGGACACCATCGGGTCGGCGTTGCTGCCTGTCCTGAAGCCGATCATCACTGGTGTGCTGACCCTGACGGGGTACATCAGCGACCTGGTTGGGATGGTGATGGATCTCCCGGGCCCGTTGCTGCTGGCCGCTGGGGCGCTCGCGGGGTGGGCGATCATCTCCTCGCTTGCGCCGGCGGCGTTGGCGTTCGCGTCGTCCCTTGGTGTGGCTGCGACGGCGGTGCGTGGGTTTTTGACGGCGCTCGGCCCGATCGGCATTCTCGCGGCGGCGGCGGGTATCGCTATGTCGTTCCTGATGGACTCGACGGACAAGACAGCGGAAGTCACTCAGCAGGCATCGGACCGGTGGGAGCGGCTGGTCGCGACGCTCGACAGCGTGTCGGGTGCGGTGACGGACGCGACCCGCGCGCAACTAGCGCAGGAGGCGCAGTCGTCCGGGATGCTGTCAACCCTCGAGCAGTTGGGCGTGTCGACGAGGGACTACATCGACGCTTCGGCCGGTGTCGCGGGCGGTCAGGAGAAGCTAGCGGCGTCGACACAGGCAGCGGCGACGAAGATCCTCGGCCAGTCGGCGGCGTACCGGAACGTAGCGGAAGCCCTTGCTGGGGCCGGCGTGTCGCAGAAGGAGTTCGTTACTGCGATGGAATCAGGGGACATCAGCGGGGTTCAGGCGAAGGTCGACGCCTACGCGGAAGCGCAGGCCCGGCTGACTGGGAACGTGGCGACTGCGACGGACATTCAGTCCCGGTTCGCTGCGGCGGTCGCTGATGGGCAGTCACCGTTGCAGGCGCTCGGCGGGATTCTGAACTTGTCTGGGGCGGACGCTGACGGGTTCGCCACGGCGGCGGATGCTGCGGCGCAGAAGTCCCGAGCGCTCGGGACGAACGCGGACGGCGCTAAGGACGGTGTCGGTGGGCTCGGCGGGGCGGCAAGCACAACCACGCAGGCGGTCGACCCGATGGCTACGGCGCTCGACGCGGCATCGAAAGCTACGTCAGCGCTTGACCAGGCAACGAAGTTCCTTGCCCTGACGCTTGACCAGGCGGCGGGGAACATCATCAGCACTACGGAGGCGCAGAACGCCTACGACGCGAGCACGCAGGCTATCGGGCAGTCGCAGCGGGACACAGCGCAGGCGACGGCTGATCTTGACCAGGCGAACCAGGATCTACAGAAGGTGCAGGACGACGGGACGCACACTGACGCGCAGCTCGAGGAGGCGCACCGGAAGGTAGCCGACGCCAGCGACAAGGTTAGTGATGCGGAGCGGAAGCAGTTCGACGCGAACGTGCAGACACAGTCGACGGCGATCGCGCTGGCGACGTCGCTCGGTCAGCAGGCCGGCGCGTCGGGTGGGCTCAAGGGCGCTACCGACGCTGCGACGACGTCGATCCAGAAGTCGAAGGATGCGTTTATCGCGGCTCAGCCGGAAGCGGACCGGTTGTCAGGGAAGGCTGATCAGGTCGCGAACGCATTGTTCGGGATCCCGAAAGACACCGTGGCCCGGCTCGCGGAGTCCGGGGCGCTCGGTGTTCAGCAGGCAGCGCAGCAAACGGCGTCACAGATCAACCAAGTCCCGACGTCGCACAACACGACGTTCACCGCTGATGTCCCACGGTCGACGATCAACGACTACGCGAACGCCATCGCGAACGTCCCGACCCATAAGACAACGATTATGGAAACGATCATCGCGGGTGCGCAACCGAAGGCGGACGGCGGGCACCTGAACCGCGCAGCGGAAGGGCTCCGGTTGCTCGGCGGCCGCGGTGTCAGTCAGCGGCGCATCGGGTCCGGGGACGGGGTGACGTGGGCGGAAGGCATCACCGGGGAAGAGTTCTATATCAGCATGAAACCGGGGCAGGAGCAACGGAACAGGGCGTTCCTGTCGGAAGCGGCTGTGAAGCTCGGTGGGCGGACATCATTCGCGCCGGGCACGGCGACACCGGCACCCGCGGCCAGCCCTGTCACGACCGGTTCCGCGTCCCGGACGGTCAGCGTGGGGTCGGTCAGCATCGGCCGGTTCGACGACGCGGACAGGTTCTTTGACCGGATGGCATGGGAGCAACTCGGATGACCCTCGACCTCGCGACCAGCACGATCACGTGGAACGGGCTAACCCTCGGCGCAGGCACACCTTGGATCGTGACTGACCCGGGCATCATCGGTTGGGAGGAGTCAACCCCGATCGACAAGCTCAGCGAAGCCAGGGCGGATTCCTACGGGGACAGGGACACACCCTTGCGGGCTCGTGGCCGGACGGTGCAGATCGCGGGCCTAGTGAAGTCCACCGACCAACGCGACCAACTCGTGCGGTCGTTCCTGCAGGCGTTCACCCTGCCCGCCGACCCACGCGCCAAAGGGGAACTCAGCATCACCACGGCCGGCCGCACACTGATGGCGTACGCGCAGGTAGCCGGCCGGAAGATCATGCAAGGCAAGTACTGGGGCATAGGCCGGTTCGGTTGGGCGGTGCAGTTCATCTGCGACGACTACCTCCGGTACGGCGCTGAGATCGTCACAGAAGCACCGATAAACGTCGTAGGCGGCGGCATCACCCCGCCACTCACCCCGCCGCTGACGTTGCCGTTCCGCCCGAAGTCCGGTGTCGCTGACGTGTTCAACCCCGGTGACCGGCTCACACCCGCGGTGTTCGAGCTCTGGGGACCGCAAACCGGCCTGATCGGTGTTCAACAGGTCACGACCGGCCGGACCCTCACTTACGATGTGCAGCTCGCGGCCGGGGTTGGGGTGTTCCCACCGGACCGGCTCATCATCGACACCCGGGCGGGTTGGGCCACGTTGAATGGTGATGCGTCCCGCTCTGCGCTTCCAGGGTCGAGCGTGACGCGCACAGTCGGGCTCGTCCCCGGGGCGAACCAGATCCGGGCGACAGGCACAACCCCCGGCGGCGGCACAGCCAAGCTAGTTGTCCGGTTCCGGCCGGCAAGCGAATAGGAGCAACTGATGGCGAACGCATTCGCAGACCTCCCAGTCGGGTCGTGGGAGGACGGGTCAACCCTCACAGGCACCGACCTACGGCGCGGGCAACTGTTCGCCACCATGGGCGGGGCGCTCGCACTCACAGCGCGGGGCGGGGTGAGGTCCTCCCGCAGTAACCCGCTGGGGTCATCGCTGCCCGGTGGGATGTTCATCCGCACCAACCCTGGTGTCGCTGCGGTCCCTGCAGCTGCCAGTGAGGGCGCGTACATCGTGACCGTGGCGGCGTCGACGGACCTCGCTGTCACCGCGGCGAACGGCACCAACCCGCGGATAGACACGCTCGGCCTCGAGGTCGTCCCCGGTTCACCGGATCTGTGGCGGCTCAGGATGCTCGACGGTTCCCCCAACGCTTCCCCGGTGGCACCGACGTACGGTGTCGCCGGCGGGTTGTTCCTGCCGTTGGCTGACGTCCGGGTCAACGCCGCGGTGTCCGTCCCGACGTCCATCACAGACCGCAGGACCTACACAGCGGCCGCCGGCGGGGTTGTGCCGATCCCGGGCCTGCTGGCGCTGTCGAAAGCATCCCGGGACACCCTGATGGCCGCGCTGCCCGCGGGGACGCTGGTTTATGACGACAACGCGAACGCGCTGGGCGTCGTCAGCACAGCCCGTAATTTCATGCCCATTCAGCAGGACCCGGCGATGACGAACGGGTCCGTCATCGGGGTATCCCCAACGTTCAGCAACACCACGTGGGGCGAATACACCACCGTTGCATTCACATTCACCCCGCCACGATCAGGGAACGCCTACATCGGGTATCAAACGGACGTCGTCAGTATCGGGGCGCCCGGGTTCATTCAATATCGGGTGTTGGTCGACGGGTCACCCATATTTTTCTCGGATGTCACCGTGGCGTACCCACCGGCGACGGCGACGCGGTATCCGTTCGATTGGGTGTCGAAGGTCCCGGTTTATTGCGAGCAGGGCGTAGCGCGGATGATCCGGCTCGAGGTGCAGTCATTCAATTCAGGGCAAACCTGGCAAGTGAATGCGTTTCAGTGGCGGATTATTCAGCCATGATTCAGTGGTCGTTCATCGTGACGGACGGGCGGCCGGCGTCGTCGGGTGGCGGGCACCTGGTCAGCTACGCGGCGCCGTATACGAACGTGAAGTGGTCGGACGGGCTCGACCAGGGGAACCTGACGTGCTCGTTCCCGCTGGATTCCGTTCCGGCGGTTGACCGGCTGTCCTACTGCGACGAGGACCGTACCGTGATCTGGCCGTGCGTGAACGGCACCCCGGTTGGGGCGTGGATCGTGACATCGCAGCAACCCCGGACACTCGGGCAGGACACCGTCGACCTCGTCGCGCAACCAGCGTTGTGGCGGATCTTGGACAGCCGGATCGTCCGATCAACCCTGGTTTTCAACCAGGTCGACCAACTCGACATTGCGCGGGACCTGATCAGGTACGCCACGAACCAGGCCACGACCAGCGCACAATTCCAACCCGTCCCCAAGGGTGTGCGGTATGAGGTCCCGTGGCTGCGGTTCGGCACGAACCTCTCCACTCGGCCACCCCGGGACAGGCTCGACAACACCGATGGTTGGCAGGCAGCGAGCCGGAAAACCATCGGGCAATGCCTCAGATCGTTGATCGAGCTGATCGACGGGTTCGAGGTCCTGACGGTGGCAGGTTTGGACGACACACGGATGCCGTACCTCGAGGCCCGGTTTGGTGACCCGGAAGTGTCGCCGGCGGCGCCTATCGGCCGGTTGGAGTGGCCGTCCGCCGCGGTCACGGCCGGCACTCACGGGCGGGATGGGTCCGAGCGGGCAACGCTGGTCGACGTCATCGGCGCCGCGCAAGAACCGGTGGCAGCGCTCATCGCGACCGCGGTTGACGACCTCGCTGCAGCCCGGCGGATGCCGCGGGAAGTCGCGGTGAACGGCGGCACGATCAGCCTCTACGCGACCCTGCTGGCGCGGGCGCAGGGCGAACTAGCGGTGAACGGGCCAGCGCAAACCGGGTTCAGCCTGACGGTTGGTTCAATGCCACCGGTTGAGCCGTATTCGTTCATTTGGGGTTCCCGGTTCACCTTGGCGGTTGAGGATGCGGGGTTCCCGGATGGTGCGGAGTTCACGGTGCGGGCGCGGGGCGCTCAGGTTGAGGTCGGCGGGTTCGGTCAGGCTGACACGGTGAAGCTGGATCTACAGGTAGAGGGGGCGCAGTAATGCCGCAGATGGGTTGGATCAACCCGGCGTCGGACACCTATCAGGCCCGGAAGTGGGCGAAACGCAGGCACGACGGCGGCGGGAACCAGCCCGGCCCGGGCGGCGGCGGGTCACCAACCCCGGACCCGGGGTCACAGACGGACAGCGTCCGGGTCGACCCGGCTGTGCCGAACGTGGCGTTCGTAGCAACGTCAGTCCCTCAGCCTTACGGCGGGTCACCGTTGTTGCTGTACCCGTCGTCTCTGGTGCGACCCGATCCGGTGAATCCTGGTGTTGCGTGGCTGACCGTAACGCAAACAGGGCCGTAGGTCACATAATGTGATGATCGAACTACTGCAGCGACGCGGAAGGCCGGCGGATGCTCGAAGCGTCGTTGTTTTTCGCGGCACCCGTTGACCTGCTGACCAGCGAAACGGTGAGCGTCGTCGGCCCAGTCGGGACCGTGATCGGCGTCATCCTCGGCCTGTACTGGGCGTTGCAACGTGAGGGCCTGGTCACAGGTAAGGCGCACCGGCGGGAAGTGGAGAAGCTGTCCACCGACCTCACCCGTGAGCGTTTGGAGCATGACGACACGATCAAGGCCATGCGTGAGGATTACCACGGCCGGATCAAGGACATCCGTGATGACTGGGAACGGCAGGCGTCGCGGCGGGAAGCTGAGAATCAGGGCACCATCGCGGGATTACGGGCGGACGTGGCCCGGTTGTACGGTGCGTGGCAGATCACAGAATCGTCGGCGGAGCGGCTAGTCAGGTCACGTATCCGGGCGGACGATGAAACGATCCTTACTCTGATGGAAGCTATCCGCCGTTCACAAAACGGTGAGCGTCTGGAGCTTCCAACGACCACGATCGGATCGAGTAGTGGCCCTGATGACGATGGACGACCAGACACCGGTCCCGGACACGAGAGAGATTCTTGAGCGCGCTTGGCGGCTCAAGAGGTTGACTCTGCCGATCGCTGACGCTTGGGACCGGCTAGGGGATATCGCATCGGAGGTGAGAGACGTAGACGCATTCCGGGCCGCATGGGTCCGGGAGCAACGATCACAACGGGGTGAGTGGCAGTGACGGTTTCAGGTATTGCGGGGGATATGGCGGCGCAGACGGTCACGGACTGGGCGCGCATCGCAGCGGCGGTGATGGTCCTCGCGTGTTTCGCGGCGTACAGCCTGCTGACCAAATGGTGGAAGGACCTCGCACTGCTCGCGACGTGGCTGCTATTCACGGGCCTGTTGTCGGTGCTGGCGCTCGCGGTGACCAGCCGGTATCAGGTGTACCCGGATGAGTGGAAACCGTGGGTAACGGCCGGTGTGTGGATCTTCATTGCCGCCCTGTTCGCGGGCTGGTTGGTTGCGTACCTCTGGACGCAGCTCCGCCCTGTCCGGCGCCGGCGCGCAGCGGAGGACAGGGCGAAGGTCGGGCGGGTTTAGTCGTCGGGTAGCTCGCGGCGCGCGGACGCTAACGCTTGCTCAAGGGCGGCGCTCAGCGGTCGCGCACCGGGGCAGGAGTTCAGCCATCCCCAGATGTGCCGAAGCTGATCGTTCGTCACAGTGGGAACGTCTGACAGGTTGCGGCGGGATTCGAGATCCGCTGTGATGGCGCGCTTGGCTCGGGCGCGTTGTTCGGGTGTCATCGGTCCTCGTTCGGGTCGTAGGGTCCGGGGTTCAGTGGGCAGGGACACTGCCAGCACCCGTAGTGCTCGGCGTGCTCGTCGACAGGGTGGCCGCATTCGGCGCAGGTGTCGACGTCGTCGGTCATCGGGCGAGCTCGGCGCGGATCGCTGCCCGCTGGGCGACCAGCTCGTCAACCCTGTTCGCGACGATCGAGTAGTCGCGGGATCCGAAGGCGGGGGAGTCGCGTAGGGCGCGCTCACGCTTCCGGACGGTGGTCAAGGACGCTTCGACGCGGTGGAGCGCCGTCTTAGCGCAGTCGACGCATACCTCGTGCTGCAGCTCACGGCCAGCGGCCATGATGAGCTCGAGCAGGTCGATCGGGTTGATCAGGGGTTCCGGCATTGAGAGCAGTAGGGATTCTCGTTCGATCCGGGCGGCTCTCCCGACGTAGCTGTCGGTGCAGTCTTGGGTGTGGGTGAAGGCCGGGGCGGTGGTGTTGGTCATAAGAACTATGCTACGGCACGTGACACAGATAGGCAACCCGGAATCACCGGTAATCCGCGCAATCCGCGTCACGCGCAACCACGACACCTACCCTGACAAACACCAACCCACCAACGGAGGCCACATGCCAGACGAACCAGACCAACTCACCCCAGACGAACGAAACGACATCGTCCCCGGCTACGAAACCGACCTGTCGGCGGTCGGAACCAACCGGGAAGCAACCGACCCCGACCCGCGCCCGTGGAACGAAGTACACGGGCTCACCGAAGAGGAAGCGGAGGCACTGACCGATGATCCTGCCTAGCGGCGCATCGACCGCCGACTACTCCCGGCTCGCGAACTCACGCGGGTGGGGTCCGGGTTGGCCTGCGTGCGGCGCCATCAACGGCGGCCAACTACGGCAGGTGACCCTGTCGAACGGTGCCCGCATCCTCGGCGGTATCCACGCCAACGTGCAAGAACTGTTCACCCTGATCGGTAACGAGATCATCCGCCGCGGCTACTCGTTCCGGGACGGTTGGTGTTGGGGCGGGGAATGCCGATCGATCAGCGGCACGTCGACCCCGTCCAATCACTCTTGGGGGTTGGCCGTCGACGTCAACGCACCGACCAACCCCTACACGAGCTCCGGTCAGCATGACATCCCTGACTGGGCGTTCGCGTTGTTCCGGTCCTACGGGTTCGGTTGCGGCGCCGACTACAACGGCAAGAAAGACTGGATGCACGTCGAATTCATGGGCACCCCGTCCGATGCGGCGACGATGACCGGTCTAGCTCGGCGGAACTTCACCGGCACCCCGGACCCGACACCACCAACCCCGACCCCGACCCCGGCACCAACACAAACAGGAGACGATGACGACATGTACCGCACCGTGCAGAACAACGGGCGTTGGTTCGCTGCAGCGCCCGGCCGGTTCTTTCACATCGAAAACCAGGACCATTTCGCGGTCGGTCAGGCGGTCGGGTTGTTCCCGGCCGGTGACCCGAAACCGATCGGCGCCAGCGAACTGGACATGCTCAGGGATGTTTGCCTCGGCAACGGTGTCGACAAGGACCTGAACTTGACGGACCGGTTGCCGTCCGACGTCGCAGCGGGAAAAGCCTAGGCCCGGCCGATCAGCTAAGGATCGTGCTGGGCGTCTGCAAAGCGCGGGGCGTCGACGACTACACCACCCGGGCGGCTGTCCTCACCGCGGCCGCGGAGTCGGACTTTGACCCGGCCGCGGTGCAGCACGGCCGGACGTTCGGTGTGTTTCAGCAGACCGACGCGGTGAACAGCGCCGGCGTCCCGTTCTGGCCGACCGCGCACGGTACGACCGCTCAGCAATGCAGCGCGTTCCTCGACGACTTCACGGCGCAGACCGGCCGGCACACGGGCGACCTGGTCCGGGATTGTTGGGTTACGCAACGCTGGTCTGTGCCGAACGAGGGCGTCACGTGGCCGGATCCCGGGCCGGGGTTCGGTCAGGCACCGGAAACCCTGAACTACTCCCGTAGGTTGCCGGATCTCCCGCGGCTCTTGTCGGGTCGTATCTGACCTACCAGGGGGCGGGGTGATCGCTCGTTAGGCTGACGTGATCACCCCGACCCAACGGAGGCACCCATGCCGGAACTCGTCGCAGTAGGCGAAGCGCTGCCGAAGATTCAGAACGCAGCGAAAACCATCGGCACTGCGATCACGTCCGTACTCGGCGCGGGGCTGATCGGCGTGCTGGTCGTCATCGTTCCGGACGAGTGGGACGAGCAGGTCATTGCGTTCGGTGGGTTGCTGACTTTGGCCGCGAACGTGCTCGTCACGTGGGGCACCCGGAACAAGGCGACGGTGCCGCTGATCGTGAACCCCGGCCCGGCCGCACCGATCATCCCGTGACGTCCGTAGAGGTCCCAGTCGCGAGGCTAGGGACGGACCTCAAGATCCCGGATGCGTTGATCCCGACTACCATCGTCAGGTCCGCTGACTTGGCGACGCTGGTCGCTGGCCTGTCGACAGCACCCGTGACGGCGGCGAGTATCGGGCTCGGGAACGTCGACAACACACACGACATTGACAAGCCGGTCAGCTCCCCAGTGTTGGCGATGCTCGCGCGGGTCCGTATCCCGTGGAAACAGGTAGGCGCGACCTACCCGACACCGCTCCCGACAGGGTTCTATGGGATCGCGTTCGAGGGGATCAACGACCCTGCCGACCAATCCGGGCTCACAGTCACGAATAACGACACGTGGACGCAGCTCCAAGCATGAGAGGCGTCTGAGTTGGCAACCGTAACGATCACGTCGGCCGGCACCTACGCGACGCGGCAATCGATCACGGTCACCCTGTCCGCGGCGTCAGTCACAGCGCCCCCGCCGACTGCGTCTGTGACGCTGACGAAGGCATCAGCGCTCGGCGTCACAGCGGGCGTGTCGGTCACACTGACACAGGCAGGCGTTCTCACAGCGTCACAGGGTGACACAGCACCGACCGACGCTATCCGGTTCGTCCGAGTCGCGGGAGTCTGGTCGCAGATCGTCGGCCGGAAAGCCCGTGTCGGGGGAGTGTGGAAGATAGCGACCAGCGTCCCGCCGCCGCCGACCGCTTCCGCCGCTCAGGTGACGCTCACGAAGGCAGGGGTTACCGGGGTCCTGACGACTGCGCCGCCACCGGTCACTGGGGGTTGGGCGCCGAATATAGGCCCGATGGACAGGCTCGCTCGGGGGTTCGACGACAGGCTCCCCGGCGTCCCTGTCGTTTGGTACGAGGATCTATACGTGGCCGGCGACACTGTTACGCAGGCGATGGCGCGGCTCACGTCAGAGGCGGTGATCAGCTTCCCGGAAGGCCGTTTCGAGCAATCCGACTTTCGCACGGTTGGGTTCAGGTCGATCGACGTGCCGAAGCAATGCCGGGGGTTGTGGGGGTCGGGGCGCGGGTCGATCGGGTCGAGCACCGGAACGGTGTTCAGTATGGTTCCGAACAGCTCGACCAGGCAGGCAGACGTACCGCCGCAAGACAATTCAACCCCCGTGCAAATGCGGCTCATGTATCAGGGCGGGGCGACGTCACCCGATATTCATTTCGCGCAATTCAGGGTTGAGGGCACTGACCAGGGTCACATTTACCATAATTTCACTGTGTTTAACCCTGTCGGTAAGGTCACCATGCATGACGTTCTTTCGCATGGGCATTACGGGAACAACGGGGCGCCGCCGGGTGAGACATTCGCGATCGAGATTCACGGCGGTGGGAATAACCTCACCAACCCTGTTATCTACGACTGCGAAGCGGACGGGCGCCGCACCATCGGCGGACCCAACTATGGGGCGGTCGGGTTCGACATCGCCAACTGTGTGCAAGGGTCGTGGACGAACTGCTACGCGCACCACACGGTCGCATCATCGTTTGTGGTGTTCCAATCGTTCAATATCCAGTCAACGGACATCCGACTAGGCGACCCGACAGACACAGACGGCGTCGGCGTCGACGGGTTCAACTACGGCGGCTGGCTGAACCACGAACGCACGTCGGGATGTGTGCACACTCGACCAAAGTTCTACCGCGTGTTCAAGAACAGGTCCAAGACTGTGCATTGCACATTCTCGAATGACACCTACACGCAAGGCGGGTTCAGCACAGCAAACGGAACAATGAAACTTATTGCCCCAACATTCAACGATATTTGGGGTGACGGGAAATTGTACGTTCAGACGTGGCACCCTTACTGGAATGGTTGCAGCATGACCGGCGCCGGCGGGACAGGTATCCCCGCTACACCGTTCGCTGTGCAAGCTGACGGAACGACCCCGCTCGCTGCCTACAAGTACGTCCACCAGTTCACCCCAGTCGGCGGGGTTCACACATTCACATGAGGGAGATCACCGGATGACGGTCAAGACGTACACATTCGAGGGAACGCAGGGGACCACGGTAACCGCGGCGAACTCTGGTGTTTCACAGGTCAGCTCAAGCCCGGGGACGATCACCTACGACGCGGCGATGGCAGCGACAGGGACGACCGGGGCAAAGTTCGTCAGCGCATCCTCTGTCATCGCCATTGCCCGGCCGTTGGCGAACGCACCGGCCAACCAGATGGCATTCTCGGGGACCGTCACAACCCCGGCGGTTGCACCGTCCGGTGGGTTGTTCGTGACCGTGATGACGTTGCGGCACGCTTCGGGGACGGTGCTACGGGTCAAGTACACAGCGGCCGGTGCGTTGGTGCTGCAGGATGCGACGGGCGCGAACGATGTGACCCTGCTGACAGGTGTTGCGTTGGCCACGCAGTACCGAATCGAGATCGTTGCCCTGGTCGGCGCTGCAACGTCAGCACCGTTCGACGGGCACTATGCCATTAACGTCTACCCGGCCGGCGGTGGGTCGACTCCACTCAACGGGTCACCAGTAACCGGCACGACCTACAACCTAGGGACCGCTGCGATCGTTGGCGGTGACGTCGGCGTCACGAACGTGATCGCTCAAGTCGTCACGATGGGTTGGGATGACGTCCAATTCAACGACGGCGGCACAACAGAGATCGGGCCATACGTCCCGCCGGCGCAGTCGTTCACATCGTTCCCGCTGACCACGAGCTGGTCAACGGTAGGCGGGGGGACGGTCACCGCGAACATGTCCGACAACGATGACGCAACCGGGGTGATCGCCACCAACCCGACAGGGCTCCCGTTCAAGGGGCAACTACCGGCGTTGGTGAAACCGGCGGCGGGCGCCGACCTGGTGTGCCCTTACCGTGGGTTCAGGTCGACGTCGACGTCGGGGAGCATCGTCGCGAAACTGTACGAGGGCGGCACAGCGGGCGTAGCGAACTCTGGGACGTTGCGGTCGACAGTGACGGGCATTGCTATTCCGACGTCGATCGGTCCTATCACTGTGATTTTCCCGGCCGCGGATCTTGTGGCGGTCAATCAGGCTGCGTTCACGGCGGGGTTGTATGTGCAGCTCGAGGTCACTGCCGCGTAATTCACACCCCGCATCCGTGTCACGGCGCGTAATGTAGAGCGCTATGACTCTCACCCGCTTGAAACGCACCCTGATCGGCGTTGCCGCCGCGCTCATCCTCACGGCATGCGCAGCACCGGCGCTGCCGCAACCAGTGGCGCCGTACGAGTCCCGGAACCTCGGGACGATGATCAATGGGCGGATCGTGCTCGCCACAATGCAGATCCGCACAGTCGCCGGAACGTCCAAGGTCGACGACGTCGGGATATGCGTCGACGGGTTCGACTTCCCGATGAGCGACGGAACGATCACCCCGGCGTGGCTCACGGTGTCGTCGACCCGGAAGTTCCCGCCGGGTCAGTACACAGCTCGGGCGTGCGTCATCGACGGCGGGCATGATCAGGCCGTGGCCGGGCCTGCGGTGCCGTTCACGGTCCGGTGACCGCGGGGAACCTATGATCGGCTGAACCGACCATAGGGAGTAAGCGATGGCTGACAGGCCAATTCGGCAGTGCGTGCAATGCGGGCAGACCGACGACCACCCCAAGAACTGGGGCAGTCAGGGGCCGAAGCATCACGACTGCCTGTCCTTCCAAGAGAAGGCGGACATCGAAGCGACCAACCCCGACGTGTTCGCGGTCATCCAAGCCTGCGAAGGCGGGCTACGCGGTAACGACCTGCTCGATCACATCGTCGCCACCTTTGGGGGTAAGTGATGGCCGGGAAACTCACCTACGTTGGCGCCGGGTACGCGCTGGACATCGTCACCGGCCGCGCTGCCGGTCCGGGCGCCCGGACGGAGTACCTCGAGCTACTGACCGCGGCACCAACGGCGGCCTCGACGCTCGCCAGCGTGACGGAGTACGCACCGACCGGCGGTTACTCCCGGCAGGCGATGGCGATGGGCGCACCGGCCGGCACCCCACGGGCGACCGCGAACACAGGAGCGCTGACATTCGGCCCGTTCACCGGCACGGTTACCGGCACCGTGGCTTACTGGCTGCTGACGTCGGCGGCGTCGACGACCACGGGCGACGCGCTGGCCTACGGTGATTTCACGTCGTCCCGGACCCCTGCGGTTGGTGATTCCCTGTCGGTGGCGATCGGCGCGATCACAGTCTCGATCGACTGATGGGCCAGGCGCGGGTCATCGTGGCGTGGGTTGCTGTGCTCATGCTCATCGGCGCCACAGCGGCCGCAGTACCGCTACCTTCCCCCGACCCATGCCAGGCTCAGTTTCCGTCCGCGTCGACGGCGAACTTGCAGAAGTACGAAAGGTGCCGGTTCGACAGGATCGAGCTGGCGATACCGGGGAATCAGACGGTAACCAAGACCGTCACCGCGACTGCGACGGTCACCGCAACACCAACCACGGCAACCACGGCAACCACGGCGCCGCCATCACCGGGCGGGTTTCCCGATGCCACCAACCGGCCGCACATGATCACCGCAACCAGCATGGGTTATACCGACGCCGCTGGGGTGGCGCAGACAGTGACCCTTAAACCGTTGCCGGCGGGTGGGTCGACGTTCGGCCCTAACGGGTGCGCGTTCTACGACGCCCGGGGTTGGGTGAACGTCGACGCGGGTTGCGTGATCGACGGGTACAACTTCGATGGTGTTGGTATCGGGAATGTCCTCGGGTCGAATGTGACGATCTCCCGGAACTGGTTCCATAACATCGACGGGCAGGATTCGTGGGGTATTTGGGTTCACGATCACGGCGCGCTTTCCGGGTTGACGGTGACGGACAACTTGGCGCACGGCACAACGGGTGTTGGGTCCGCTGTGATCACCGGTCTACTCAAGGTTGATGGGCCGATATCGAATGTGACGGTCGCCCGGAATCACACTTACTGGGCTGGGACGTTTGTCCAGTTCGCGCCGATCAGCGGCAATGGTGCTGCGCCGTATGGGAACACGGTCACCGGTAACTATGTGCATGACGTGACTGATGGTGGGCCGATCGGTTTTCATGTGGAGATCATCAACGTGTCATCTGGGACGGGTGGTTTGCTGATCAGCGGTAACCACTTCACCGGACCTACTGGGCAGACCGCGACGATCTACATTTGCCACGATTCGGGGAACGTCGGGAACATCACCATCGACGGGAACCTCATCGACGGGAAACCCCAAAACACGATTTATGCGGGCGACACAGGGCAGGCGCCGGGCGTGCTGACAGGGAACGTGAAGATCACGAATAACCTGTTCGCGAACAGCAACGGGCAGAATCCCGGCGGACTGGTCATCGCACCGGTACCGGGTGACTCACGAATCACTGTCACCGGTAACCAGTTCTACCCATCACTGGCACAGATCCCGGGAATGTAAGTGGTCGCATCCGTCGTCCAGTTCGCATCGGCAAACACAACGACGACCCCGGCTACGGTCACCCTTGGCGCTGCCCCGACGGCCGGGAACACACTTGCCGCGATCATGGCATCGGATACTACGCACACCGGTGTACCTACCGCAGGTGCTGGGCTGAGCTACACCATTCGGGATACGCAGGTCGCGTCTCAAGGTTGGTATGTGTGGACCCGGCTGGTCGTGGCCGGGGACTCCGCTACCACCACTTTCGTCCCGAATGGCGCCAACCCTGCCGCACTGATGGTGATCGAAGTTTCTGGCACTTACGACAAGGTCGGTACCAGGGTTCACGTGACCGGTGTCGCAGCATCCAATATCGCCCCAACTGGGTTATCACCCACAACGGCGGACGGTTTAACTCTGGCAGTCGCCGGTATGCATAACCTGACGACAGTTTCCGGCGGGTCCGTTGATAACGCTTTCACGTTCCTGGCATTGCAAACGACATTCGCCGGGTCGACGTCCGGTGCTGTGATAGCTGCGTACAAGGTGACGTCGTCCACGGCGGCCACGGGAACTACGACGCTGTCGTGGACGGGCACCGGGGCTGATCGTGACGCGGTGCAGATTGCGTTTACCGGACTAGGTGGCGGTGCACCGGCTATTCCACCGATACTCATTATGCAAACTAGGAGGGCTTACTAAATGTCCAAGTTCGTCGCAGGGCTGACCACGTCGGCGGGGTCAACTACGTTGCCGGTTGCTGCGCTGGTCGGTGGGACGGGTGCCCGCATCCGGATCACTGAGATCGGCGTATTCAACACCACGGCAACGGCGTGCAACCTGGTGCTATGCCGGTTGTCGACGGCCGGTACCCCCGGGACGGCTGCGACATCCCGGCTCACTGATATGGCTGATGGTGCGACGGCGGTCGGCGCGTTGCGGAACACCTACACGTCGACGGCGCCGACCACGACGGAGCTGGGGATCGGGTTCCCGCTCGCTGCGGCGATCGGATCGGGGATGATCATGGGGTTCCCTGATGATGTGCTGACGATTGACAAGGTCGCGTCTGCCGGTATCGGGTTGCTCGTGGAGTCCGGGACCGGTCAAGCGTTGCGTGTCTGGTTCCGTTGGTACGAGTGATGAGGGGGCCGCGCTATTAGCAGGTACCTGCGGTATGCGACTCCGCTTCCGGTCCAAGTAACGGGCGTCGGGACCCGGATCATCCGGCCGCCTGCCATCGCCAGCGGGACGACGTTCACCCTGGATGGGTCGGCTGCGTCGATCAGCCTGACGACGGGTGACACCACGCTTACTGGTGCGTTGACTGGTTCCGCTGCGTCGACGTCCCTCACAACAGGTGACGTAACCCGACAGGGTGTGCTGACGGGTGCCGCGTCTAGTACCTCGAGCACGGCGGGTTCGGTCACGGCAACCGGGGTGCTCACTGGTGCGGCGGCGTCTACCTCTGCCACGTCGGGTGCGGTCGGGACTGTCCAGACGTTGACCGGTGCTGCAGCGTCGACCAGCTCGACGACGGGCGGGGTGATCGTCGCGGCCAGCCTGGCGGGGTCCGCTGCCAGTACGAGCACGACCAGCGGTGCCGTGACCCGGACAGGTGCGCTCGCGGGGTCGTCGGTCAGTGTCTCGTCAACAACCGGGGCTGTCACCGCTCAGGCCGTGCTCACCGGTGCGGCGGCCAGCACTTCCACGACCACCGGCGCGGAGACAGCGCAGGGTGTCCTGACCGGTGCCGCGGTGTCGACGAGCACCACGACGGGTGTATTCGGCTCGGCAGGTTTGGCGGGGTCCGCGGTCAGCGTCTCGTCAACGACCGGCGGAATGGTCGCGACGGGTGTCCTCGCAGGGTCGGCGCTGAGCGCATCGACCACGGGCGGCGCGGTTGTGGCTGCGGCTGTGTTGGCGGGTTCGGCGGTCAGTACCTCGAGCACAACCGGTGCGGAGACAGCGCAGGCCGTTCTGTCGGGCGCGGCTCTGTCGACGTCGGTCACCGCTGGGGTTGAGCGCTTGACTGGGGTCCTGTCGGGCGGGGCCGTGTCGGTTTCCATCACTACCGGCGCGGAAACGCTCACAGGCAAACTGACGGGCTCCGCAGTGTCGGTGTCGTCGACGTCCGGGTTCGTCACCATCACCGGTGCACCGATCACCTACCCGCTGACCGGCGCCGCGGTGTCGACCAGCTCGACGACGGGCGGGGTCACTGCGGCGGCTGTCCTCGCCGGCGGCTCGGTCAGCGTCTCGTCGACGACCGGCGCAGCGACCAGGCTCGGCGCCCTGACCGGCGGCGCTGCGTCCGTCAGCGCGACCACCGGCGCCGACGTGCTGCAGGCCGTACTCACCGGCGGCGCTGTGTCGGTGTCGTCGACCACCGGGGGGATGCTGGCCGGTCTCGTCGCGGCCGGGTCCGCAGTGTCGGTGTCCGTCACGACAGGGCAGCTCGACCTGGTCCTGCTGATCGTTGGGGTGGCGGCGGCCGGCCGGCTCGGCGCCCGCGTCGTCATCACCACGCTAGGGGCAACACCCGTCTCGACCCCGCTCGGTGCCCGCGTTGTGCCAACCCTGGTGGGAGCATCGGTGCATGGCTGACCTACTGATCAAACGAGGCTCGACCGCGCCGTTCCTGACGATCGACCTAACGGAAGGCGGCGCACCGGCGGACCTGACCACGGCGACCCTGGTCCGGCTCACCGGGCGCAAGGGCGGGGTCACGCTGATCACCGCTGATCTTCCATCCCGTGACCCCGCCGGGAGGGTCGTATACCAGTGGGCACCGACAGACCTCGCGACGGTCGGTGTGTGGCGGTTTCAGGTGGATGTGACGAAAGCGGGGAAGGTCGCGAAGCACCCGACAATCGTCGTTGAGGTCGTCGACTCACTATCCTAACCGGGTCACGGGGTGTAACATAGTTGGGATGCGCCCAACTACCCACGGAGGCCCGCACGTGCCCAAAACAGCAGTACCGAAACGACCCGGCCCGGACCGGTCACCGGTCTACATCAGCGACCGTAACCAGCTACTCGCAGCGGCGTTGACCGCCGGTTACCCAACACTGGACGCGCTCGCCAACGCGGTCGGGGTGTACCGCGAATCCCTCTCGAAGATCGCCAACGGACACCGCCCGGTCACCGCGCAATTCGAGGCGAAGCTGAGGGAGGTTCTACCCGACGCTGATAAGTGGCTGACCAGCAAGTAACCCAACACCTAACGGAGATCATCGAATGACGGAACTAAACCAGGCAGCGTACGAACGCGCGCTGCTACTCAAAGAGCTATCCAACCGGGTCGCGAAAGCCATCACGGACAACAAACGACACCTGCAGGATCTCCCGGAAGGCACGACGCTCCGGATCAAACTCGAAGGCGAGGTCGTCGGAAGCGTGGCGATGACGGTCGGCTCGAGGTCGATCATCGTCACAGACGAACCGGAGTTCGTCGACTGGTGCGACGAGTTCCACCCCGACGAGGTGGAGGTCATCACCCGGGTCCGGCCGTCGTTCATCGAACACGGCCTGGTGATGATCGACGACGCGGTGATCGACAGGCAGGGGAACATCGTTCCCGGTGTCGCTGTCCGCACGGGCACCGGGTATCCGGCGGTGAAACCAGCGAAGGACAAAGGCGATGTCCTTTGGGCTGCGGTGAGGTCCCGTGTGCTCGAGCTGACCAGCGGCACCGACGATGACTGAACCACGGCAGGTCAGCGTGTTCGAGGCCGTGTCCGCCGCGATGGGCGACGTCCGCGCGGTCGGGAAGGACAGCAAGAACACATCACAGGGTCAGGGTTTCATGTTCCGCGGCATCGACGCGGTGATGGACGCGGTCGGGCCGGCGTTCCGGCGGCATGGTGTTGTCGTGGTTCCCCGGAAGATCAAGGCGATCGAATACACCACGGTCACGGTTGGTGCGAAGCAAACGGTGATGGCGTCGGTGCGGTTGCAGATGGTTTACCGCTGGTTCGGTCCGTTGGGTGACCACTACGACACCGAAGTCCCGGGCGAGGCGTTCGACAGTGGCGACAAGGGCACAGCGAAGGCGATGAGCGTCGCGTACAGGACGTTGCTGATTCAAGCGCTGACCCTGCCGACTGGGGATCGTGACCCTGAGTCGGACAGCTACGACAGGTTTGGTCACGATTCGAGCGCTGAGCAGGCAGCGGATATCGGGCGGTGGACGGGTGAAGTGGCAGCGGCAGGGCTCGACAAGGCGAAGCTGTCCGCGTTGTGGGGTCGGATGAAAGCGGAATGGGACAACGTTCCTTGGTCCCCGGATCGTTTGGCGATCATTCAGGCCGCTGTCGACCGGGCAGCACAGCAACCGGAACAGCAACCGGACGCGGTGAGCACCGACGACCCGGAAGTGCTCGAAGCTCAGTGGCTCGAGGATCTCGACCAGGCCGCGGCCGCGCGTGATCTCCCGACGCTCCGGAACATGCTCAAGCAAGCGCAAACAGATCGGCGGTCTGATCGGCGGAAGATCGTTGCCGCGACGATCGCTGATCTCACGGAGGGCAAGTGAAGCGACCCGACGTAGTTGAGTGGTTCCTGATCGTGGCGGCGCTTTCGCTGATGTTCGTCATCGGTGTTTGGGTTGCTGCGCAGATGACGCAGTGAGCGCGGTCTACCGGGTCACGGTGAAACTCCCGAAGTCTGTCGGGACGGTCGTGGTTCGTGCCGCGGACCGGGCAGAAGCGAAACGGCGGGCGCTTGGGCAGCTCGCGAGCATGGGACACGTCGTGACCGATCAGGACGTGATGCTGTGCCGCAAGGACAGCAAGACAGCAGGCGGCGGCAACGGGCCGAAGCCGACGAACGGAGGGAAACCAGCATGACGGATGGGTTCGTAGAGTTCGAGGTCGGAACACTGGACTTACGGCGGGGTTTGCAGGCGGTGGCGCCGCACGTGCAACCCGACCCGCAAGCACCGGACACGCACCGGGTCAGGGTGGAGGTCAACGACAACGGAGAAATATTATTGCTCGCGACTGATGGTTTTACGGCGGCTGTGTATGCGGCCAGCGGGTCGAACGTCGCGTGTGTCGGGATGGACTACTTCGACCTGCACCCCGCGGACGTCGTGAAGATCCTGGCGGTGTTCAAGGCCGGGAAGGACGACGACCCCGACTCCCCTGATTCGGTGCTGCGGTTCAAGGTCACGGAAAAGCTGTGCACCATCCGCGACGTGTCCGGACTGTTCGAGGGTCACGAGCTCGAGCTACCGGCGACCCCGCCGGGGCAGTGGCCGAACGTCGCGGAGGCGTTTGGGCAAGCGCTGGTCGATCTCGACCCGGCTGGTGTGGGCGGCCCGCAGGCACGTGTGTGGCCTATGCAACTGTCCGGGAAGATGCTCGAACGGTTCGGGAAGTCCGCACGCGCGATAAACGCGCCGATCGTGCTTTACCGGGGTCGGGGTCCGCTGATCGTCCAGTGCTCGGACACGTTCGCCGGCGTCGTCAACCCGTCGACGATCAGCGACGAGCAACGCGATAAGTACCAAAGTCAGCGGTTGTCGTGGTCGGACAGCATGAGCCATCTCGGTGCGGTGGTGACTGGCCGGCGGGCGGCCGCCGACGAAGTTGACGAACGCCTAGCGGCGGCGATCCGGTTCACCGGGGTTCGTCAGGCGGTAACGGTGAAGGGGATCCGGGATGAGCTGGGCATCGGGAAAGCCGAGGCGGATCAACTGTTGACGGACTTGTTCGATCTTGGGTTGATCGGGCCGGCGGCGCGTGGGAAGGCCCGGGCTGCGTTGTTCTCCCCGGATGAGGTTGACGCGGTGCTCGAGGCTGTCCGGTTGGGTGAGCCGTGGGCACCTGCACCGGACGAGGTCGGGACCGATCCGTTCACCCCGCCAGTCGAGCCGAACGAAGCGGAGACCGACGATCCCGCGCCGACGCATGAACCGGTCCCGGATGATGACTATTTCGATCCTGGGGCAACTGAGACGGTCGGATACCCGGGCGCTGATGACCCCGGAGACCTGCCAACCGAAGCGCCCACGTCACCGTTCAGTGAGCCGGTTGTGCCGCCCGACCCGTTCAAGGACAGCGACGGCAACGTGTGGCCGACCCTGCGTGATCCGTTCGGCGCGGGCGGCGCGTGATGGATTGGGGACTCATAAAAGAGCGGGTCCGGCCGCTACTGCAAGCGATGGGCATGAGTAAGGCGACGATCGCTGACGTGTTCATCATCACAGCGGAGCCGACCCCGTCAGGGCATGACCGGGAGTTCATCGTCACGTGGCAGGAGTACGCCAAGGACAGCGCGGGTCATTCGGTTGTGTTGGCTGATGGGTCGGGGTTGGCGAAGGTCACGAAGCGCGCGGCCGTCGTGGTCGATTTCATCCCGTTCTAGACGGGTGATGCCTGGCACCGGGGGGGGCGGTGCCAGGCATCGGCGGTAAAGTCCCCGCAAGCGCTCGACCCTCGCGAGGTCGGGCACCGAAACGATCAGGAACGGTGATCGCATGACGAATCGTACCCAACCCCACCGACAATCAGCACCGGCATTCCGGTGAGCTGGCAGGCGTCCGGATGGGCGCTCAAAGAATCCCCCGCGAAAGACTGCCAAGCCGTCGTGATCCTGATGGCGATAGCTGACCATGCGCACCCTGACGGGACAGCGGCGTGGCCGTCACAGGCGACCATCGCTGACTACGCGCGGTGCAGCATCCGAACCGTTCAGCGACGACTAGCGGAGCTTGAGGCGTATGGGCTCATCCGGCGGGGCGACCAGAACCTAGTGAGTCACCTACCGAAGATGCGGCGGCCCATCGTGTGGGATCTGGCGCTGGAGATGACACGACAGCCTGACGTGTCACTTGACGGAAGACACGACACGGGTGACGGGTCAGACACGACACGGGTGACGGGTCAAGACACGACACCTGTGTCGTACAAACCGTCCTTTGAACCATCCTTGAACCATCCTTACGAGCAACCCCGAATTTCCGGCGGTATCCCGCCATCGCTCGCTGCGCTTCGCTCGGCGGATCTCTGCCCGCATGAGGCGATCGTCGGTCAGTGCGCGCTCTGCCGGACAACCCGCACCATCGAACGACCGCAACCACGATCGGCGCCTCGCTGCCAGCACGGCGAACCGATCCACCGTCACCCCGACTGCGTCGCGATATGACCTATCGGAATCCGACGCACCCGGCTACCCACGAACGGACGACTGGTGAACGAAACAGATGACCCAATCGCGTTAGCGCGGATCGCGCCGGAACCGATCGGACTACCGAAACCGCGGATCTATCACAGCGATGAAACGATCACCCTGCACGAAGGCGACGCGCTCACAGTGCTGCGCGACCTGCCGGCAGGGTCCGTCGACTGTTGCGTCACATCACCCCCGTACTACGGGCTCAGGGATTACGGGCACCCCGACCAGATTGGCGCGGAAGCCACCCCCGCCGCGTATGTGGAGCGGTTGCGGTTGGTGTTCGCGGAGGTTCGTCGGGTTCTGGCCGACGACGGCACCCTATGGCTGAACATCGGAGACAGCTACGCAGGTTCGTGGGGCGCGCAGGGCAAGACAGACCAGGGGCTGCACGGCAAAGTGGTCTCAGCTCGAGCCTACGGTGGCGGCGCGTCGCAGACAGGCAAGATCCGGGAAGGGATGCCGGCCGCTAAGAACCTGATGGGTGTGCCGTGGCGGGTTGCGTTCGCGCTCCAAGATGACGGTTGGATTCTGCGTAACGCGATCGTGTGGAACAAGCCGAACGCGATGCCGGAGTCCGTCACGGACAGGCTCAGCACCCGCTACGAAATGCTGTTCATGTTCAGCAAGAACCGCAAATACTGGTTCGACCTAGACCCAATCCGGGAAGCGCCAGCAACGTCAGACCGTGTCTATGCAGTTCGTGACTACGCGCAGGCGGATGGTTCATGGGCACAAGGATCTGGTGGGACGCACCGTAACTCCGGCCGTGATGGGGTGGGACTGAATCCTGCCGGCCGCAACCCGGGGGATGTCTGGGACATTGCCACCACCCCGTTCCCTGGGTCGCACTTCGCTGTGTTCCCTCCTGAACTACCGCGTCGTTGCATAGTCGCTGGCTGCAAACCCGGTGGCACGGTGCTCGACCCGTTCCACGGCTCCGGGACAACAGGGATGGTCGCGGTTCGCAACGGACGCAGGTATGTCGGGATCGAACTGAACCGGGAATATCTTGACCTGTCCATGCGGGCGAGGCTCGCTGACGGTGTCCTAGCGTTCGATGAGTAACCCCTATCGCATTCCTGTCACGGCGCGTAATCTGAACGCATGTCTGTTGAGGCGCCCGACTACGTCCCCCGCTGGGGCGACGTCAGCTCAGAGCGCGCACGGATGCGGAACCTCTCACTCGGCGTCCCCTGCCCCAGTTGCGGCGCGGGAATCGGGGTGATCTGCACCAACTACGTAACCTGTCTGCCGCTGTCCTGGCGGCTCCCGGCTCATACTGCTCGGCTGATCGCAGTCGGGTACGGCAACCACTAACGGAGATCGAATGCCCTACATGATTCCGGGTCCGCTCCAACCGGACCCGCTGACAGTCCGTTGCCCCGGATGCGAGCGACCCGTAGGCGTCGTCTGCTATGAGATCGAACAGATGGGATCTCCTGACGGTGCGTCAACGTGGGACGTTCCCTACGATCTGACCGCTGCGACGTCGCACTATTCGCGGATCAACGCGGCGGCGCTCGCTGCGGCGAAACGGTGCTGAATGTTCGGCCGGCGCCGATCGAGTGGCGAACCGGCAGCATCACCACGCACGGCATCACACCCCAACAGGGCTCCAAGACGCTGCGGACAGCCAAGAACGGCCGGCAGTACATGGCGGAACCGAAGGCGAACGAGATCCGCGCATTCCGACGACAAGTGGCTGAGCTGGTCAAGGCGAAGTACCCGGGGCTTAGCCGGCTCGAACCGATCCTGACGGATCATGTTCCGGTGGCGATCCGGATTGTGTTCCGGATGCCGTTGCGGAAGTCCGACCCGCCACCAGAACGATTCCTGCCGATGATGGCGAACGTTCCGACAGTCTGGTTCACCGTGGCGCCAGACGTGGATAAGTTGACCCGCGCTGTGTTCGACGCGCTCACAGAGGCGCATGTTTGGTATGACGACGCGCAGGTCTGCGACGTCCGCGCTATCGCCATCCGTCACCCGATGGTTGGCGCCACAATCGAATGGAGATCACTCGCATGAGTCCAGCAACGAAGCTCTACATTGACACAGTCGACGGACAGGCGCAGGACGGCGGGCGCGGCGTGGAAGCGGTCGCGTTCGGTGTGTTCGCGTCCGGTGCGATGCGCGCAATGAGTGGGTTACCGGTCGATCAGATGGCGGCAGCTGTCGGGCTGTGGCGGTCGATGCCGCTCGAGGATCGCGCCCGCTGGTTGCAGCGCGGCCGGGACACCATCACCTACGCGCTGTCGTACGTGCCGTGACTGAGTCGCGGGAGAATGTTCGGCGCCGGCAGTTCCGGGACCAGGCGAAACCAGCGCCCACCGACGCCGCGACACCACTCACCCGGCTATGCATCATCGTGGGGTGTTTGCGGTTGCGGGTCGGGTCGAACCTATGCCGGGTGCATGACGCGGAAACCTCCCGATAAGTTGCCCAACAACGTCACGTGCCGTAACATGATTCGCATGTCGACTTGGTGGGAAAACGCAGAACAAGGCAGGGCCGCACGGTACGAGGACCCGCGGGACTACATCGACCACCCGACCCGCGCGGAATGCGAAGCCGACGAACGCGAGCTAGCCGCGATGCGGAAAGCTCAACCCAACCAGGCCGGCGACCTGCCGCCCTGGTAACCAACCGAACGGAGCACATCGAATGCGCAAGCTCAGGACAGCACTACTCGCGGCCACGCTGGCAGCGTCCGCGCTGATCGCCCCGATCGTCGCGGCACCGGCCGCTCAAGCTGCCGACGTCGGGCTGATCACGATCTACCACGACCACAACGACATCGGGTTTCTGTACAACTGGGGAGTCACAGGGGGCTGCGCCAACGGGCGGCAGATCGTGGCATACATCCTGACGTATGAGATCCAACGGGCGAGTTCGATCCGGTTCCTCGCCGGCGGGCTCGAGAACCAGCAATGCAACTACCTCAGTGTCAGATCACATTCTGACGGGTGGAACTATCAGCGGCAGTGTGTGCGGTCGGTCCGGGATAGCTTCAACTTCGATGCTCAGCACAACGACAACAGCGATGCATGGGTGTTGTCGTACAACCCCGCGTGTCTCTGGTACTTCACAGCGTGAAGCTGACCGCGGAGGACAGGGACGTCGTCATCGGCCGTGACGGCGGGTTGTGCGTGGCGTGCGGTTCCCGGTTCGAGGAGATCCATCACCGGTACCGCCGCGGCATGGGCGGATCGAGTGACCCTGAGATCAATTCTCCCGCGAATCTGCTGTGTCTGTGCTCGATCCATCACAGGCAGGCGGAAAGCCAGCGAGCGACGTACTCCGCTGTGCTGGGGTACTGCGTGCCGACACTTGCCGCGGCGTTCCTGACCCCGGTGCGGTCGTGGCAATGGTGGGAGCTGCTACTAGCGGGCGGGACGGTGTTGCCGTTGGCGCGGCCGGATCGGTGGTCGTCGGTGGATGATGCCCGCGGGTTCTGTTACGCGAATGGGTTGTTACCCGTCGATTTCAGCTTGACAACCATGTCACGGCACGTAATCTAGTCACATGAATCCCACACACACAGAGCAGTACCCGCCGATCAGCGAACGCGCCGCCGGGTGGCTAATCGCGGCGGTGATCCTCGTCGACTGCCTGATCATGGCCGCGGTCGTGCTGGCCGTCGTGCGGATCTTCGGATGACGCTCTGCGAATCGTGGCCGGAACTCTGGTTCGACGCAGACCCCGACGAAGCCGTAGCGGCGTGCTGCAGGTGCCCGCTGATCGTTCCCTGCGGCAAGACAGCGATGGAACGGGAAGGCACCGAAACCGAGCAGTACAGGTTCGGTGTATGGGGAGGGTTGACACCTGAGCAACGCGCCACCCTAGCGGCGCATGACCGAAGGCTTCACCAGTAGCGCGGGCACGGGTGGCGGCCGGAACACTACACACCACCCGTGTCCGATCACATTGCGGCACAACAACTATCGGAGGCAAACGAATTATGGGAGAGATCGACCGGGTGAGGCAAGCGCTCTATCGCCTGATGTTCACCCCAACGGAAGCGCAGCAACTGCACGCCATCATCGAAGCGCGAACAATCCCGGACACCACCAACACCGGCGGTCCTACGGTCGCTCAAGCGGTCGAAGCGGTCGAGCAGGCAGCGTACGAAGTCCACGACCCCGGCACCCCAGACCACGGGCTACGAATAGTGCATGTCATCGACGAATACGGGCGCGGGTCCGACTGGGAACTCGACCAGGTCCTACGAACGATCCGGGTCGCTGGCCGCGCCCGGTTGCGGTGGAACGTCCGCACAGACCGGCACCGGCTCACCATCGACCGCGGCTACGCAGGAATCATGCACGTCGACACCACGAACATTGGAGCGATGACCAGATGAGACGCACGCTAGTCATCACAGCGACTGTCGCTCTGGCTACGCTCGCCGGGTGCGGTACCGATGGAACGACACCCCAACCCCAATCGGATGGCACGGTCAATTCGAGCGTGAAGATCGCGGATAACGGCTCCTACGGGACGTACCTCGACAAACACACATTCGACGGCCGCACAGTCACATGCCTGATAGTCCGAACCAAGCAGACAACGTCGATCACCTGCGATTGGACCGCAAAATGACACCGAAGATCACACTCTCGCTGATGGTCACGAACGCGGAAGAGCTCGCGACGATGCTCGCGCTACTGCGACACGAAACGGACCGGACATCGTTCGCGGACAGCGACGCGATCAAACACGCCCGCGCTGAACGGGACGAGGCGATGGCGAACGCAACCGGGTGGCAACGCGCCAGCGAGCGACGGAACGAGGATTACGTCACCCTGGCGCAGCACGCGGAATCCCTCGCGCAGCAACTCGAAGCGGCGCGCCACGAGGTCAACGCAGTCCGGGCGTCAGCCAAGCAACTACAGAACGAGCGCGACGACCTAGCGGAACAGCTCGAGAAAGCGCAGCGGACGATCAAGCGGCAGGCTGAGCAGATGTCCGCCAAGCTCGAAGCGCTCACCCGGCAAAGCGACGCCTACCGCGGGGAACGCGACGACCTGTCAGCGCTACTCGAATGGATCCACCCCGACGAGGACCCACACGACCACCTAGACACCGACCAATGCCGCTCAACCAAACGACGCGAATGGACAGGACCACTCGGCAACCAACAATGGTCAGTCACCTACTGCGCCGGCAGGCAAGGACACCCCGGCGCACACACAGGCGGACCAGCAGGGCAACGTGAAACGTGGTCCGCAGACGATGACCAGCGCGACGCGATCATTCACCACCAGGTCTGACGTAGACGAATGGGACGCTAGACGTATGGCGAAGGGCGCAGCGGCGGCATCATCCCCCCGCAGGATCACCGCAGCTCAGCGGCAAGTCAGGGCAGTTGAGCTGCGGGTCCGCGGGTTCACCCTCGATCAGATCGCGAAAGAGCTCGGGTATCGAACGAGGCAGGGCGCGCTCGTCGCGATCGAAGCGCAGTTGGCGAAACGTGAGCGGCCGGCGGCGGAAGCCTTAGCGAAGGTTCACCTTGAACGGCTCGAACTGATGGTGAAACCGGTGATGGACAAGGTCGCTGCGCACCTCGACGGGCGGACAACGCTCAGCGTGAAACAGGTCAACGCGCTGACCCTGGCGTTGACCCGAAATTTGGCGGCGCAGGCGAAGTACGTGGATGTGTACGCGGAAGGTCAGGGGTTGGGTCCGATCGCTTCCCTGCTGGACCGGTTGCTCAGCTCGGCGCCGGATGGTGTCGACCCTGATGATCCGATGACGATCCCTGTCGACCTACCCGACGATCTGTAACAGTTCGGCGGACCAACTGTTACAGTTCGCGGATGCCTCGAGGTAACCCCACAACCGTGATCCGACTGCCGTCCGATCTGCTGGATCGGATCGACGTCGATGCGGAGCGACAGCACAAAGCGGGCGGCCGGGTGCAGTGGTTGACGGAGCTAGCAGAGGCCGCGCTATCCGGCCGGCTGGTCCCGGTAGCCAAGCCATCGACAGCGGCTCGGCCGTTGGTTGATCGGACGTTCAAGCCTCACCCGAAACCAGGAGCGAAATGACTCACCCGATTGACGATGACCCGATGACGGACCAGCGGAAGGCTGCCATCGCGAACGCGACCCGGGCGCAGCAGAACTGCAATGAGCTGATTCGCGACATGGTCGACTCTGATCTACCGACCCCGGAGCTGATGTACCGGATAGCGCTGATGATGGCGCAGACAGCGCAGGTGTTCGCGACGCTCGACCTTGCGGACGCGACCAGGGAACAGACCGCTGCGCTCGAGGCGATCGACGAAGGCCGGAGGCTCGGCCGATGATCGACCAGTTGCGCCGGCAGGGGATGAGCAAGACGAAGGCAGCGAAGATCAGCAACGCGCAAGCCCGGAAAGGGAAGCGTAAGAAATGAGGCCGGGTCGCTCGCCTCGACCTGCCGGGCGGCCAACTACGGCTATCGCAGGCGAGCACCCCTACACAATGTGTGCATGCCGTCCCGCTACGCTGACCCGTCGTTCTGGGTGAAAGCCTGCGACGACGCTTGGGCGGCCGCAGCGAAGGCGTTCGTCGCCAGCATCGGCGCCAAGGCGGTCGGGCTGACCGATGTGCCGTGGCCGGTGGCGCTGAACATCGCAGCGCTGGCAGCGCTCGTGTCCATGCTGACCAGCATCGCCCGGGCCCGCTGATGGAACGCTGCGAAGTGATCGTGCTGCGGTACGGCCGATGCGTCCGACCAGCCGGCCACTGGTCTGACCGGTGGCTCAAAGCTAAAGGGCTGCGCTGATGGCGCTATCCGGCAAACAGTGGGCATCGATCCGGCACGCGACCGGAGTCGTCAACCTATGGGACGGCGCGATCCGATCAGGGAAAACCACGGCCGCCAACCTGGCGTGGCTGAACTACGTACGGACCGCGCCACCCGGGCACCTGGCCATCATCGGCAAAACA